TTTATTATCCGCGCGAGCTTCTTCGATCTTAGTATCAAGATCTGAAATTTGATCGTCTAAAGACGGAGTATCGTCAGATTTGTCGGTTTTACCTCGTAAGGTCGCGTTTTCAGCTTCTAATGCTTCGTTACGTTCTTCAGCATTATTAGCACGAGCAGCTGCGTTATCATAACGATGGCGGGCAATTAAATGACTGGTATCCTTTTTATCGTCATCGTCATCGTCATCATCATCAGGATCTTTATCGTCCTTATTATCCTTGTCATCCTTGTCATCCTTGTCGTCTTTTTTATCGTCCTTGTCATCTGCATCTGCATCATCTGCATCATCTGCATCATCTGCATCATGGGTATCACCACGATCTTCGTTATCTTCATCGAACATGTTTATTAACTTGGCTAGCAAGTCAAATAACCAGTCGGAAAAAGTTGGGGTTAATATATCTAACATAATTGAAATCCTCTAAAGCGTTTTATTAAGTTGTAGCGCAGTACTAACAACAGCAAGAAAAATATAATCTTTTGCTCGTTGCTCTGCTGGCAATTCATCATAAGGAATACAACAAGGATGCGTTTTTGCTTTTACATCTTTAATTTCGCCATAAACCCAACCAGTTTCGGTTTTTTCTTTAAGCCAGTTTTCGTGGCTATTTGAAGGTTCAGCATCTGGATTATCCCTATGGAATATGACTCCGTTTATAGCACTGTTCTTCTGCCATTGTTCTGCATCATTCCAGGAAACTTGGCTGTGATCATTAATCGATTCACAATACGCTTTATTAACTTCATGACAAATAGTAGCTATCTCTGCAACTGTAATCATTATAATACCCTCTCATTTTAAAAACTAGGATCGAAGAGTTCGAACCTTTCGTTTTAACATTGATGTTTTCTTTTTCTTTCGTGGATCGGCTTCTTCAATTGCCTTATCCAGTTTTTTTCTACGGTTTCTACCAGAAAAAGAAACAGCATCACGTAATGTATTCATTACGTCATCTACAAATTTTTTAATAGCCATTATAGTTTCCCCGTAACTTTACTCTTACCAATCATTTTAGCACCCATGCGGCTTTTTAGTCCATCCATTAAAGTACGAGGTTTTTTCTTACGATTAACAATAATTCGAGCAACAGAATCACCAGAACTATGTTTATTAATCATTAGTTTATTAAAAAGAGTACGTGTAGACATTATTTTACCGCCTTCGCTTTAGGAGCAGGTTTAGCTTTAGCAATACTCGCATCTGACTTAATTTTTTGTTCAGCCAGATCTTTGTCTTGCGCCAGTTTCTTTTCACCTAAACGTTCTTCCTGTTCAAGTTTTTCAGCTGCGAGTAAATTAGTACGACGCATTTCTTCACGTTTAAGCGCCAAGTCACCCTGGATTTCTTCCCGCTTTAACAGCAAGTCAGCTTTAAATTTTTCGATCTCAATAACATTGGAATTATCCCCGCCAACATTTTGAGCTTCATTAGCTGCTTTACTCGTTTTAGCTTGAGTAAATCCTACTTCAGCTTGTTTCTGCTGAATGGCCACTTTCAATTCATCAGCTTCAAGCTGCTTAATTTCAAGTTCAAGTTGAGCCATTTTCTGATCCATTTCAGAAGGATCAGCTTCACCGGTCAACTGCTTGTTAGCATCAATAATTTCTTCCTTATTTGACAGATTACTAGATTCAATCAAAACACTATCTGGAATAGTAACACCCATCTCACGCATTTCTTTTGCTTCCTGAAACTGTGATTCACGGAAACTATCTTTCGCAGGAGCGTCAACTACAGTCACTTCGTATTCGCCTAAAGTTAAATCATTTACGATTTCACCATCAGGAGTAATTTGATTCAGTACCACCTCTTCTGGTTGCGAATCAAGACGATTACCAGTTACGCGAATAATGCGTTCTTCTGTGTAAAATTCCTGAACCAGATCTAATACACGTTTTGCTACAATTCTTCGAGTTCGGGCCAGATTAAAAAATGCCTTGGCCTGGTTAACTCCGCCTGCAGCTTGCTTGGCTTGAATGGCCTTGGCAGCAACATCAGCTCGATCAAAACCACGTTGAGAATCAGATACACCTGAAAGTTCTTTTAAACCAGTTTCAGCACCTCGTGCTTCTAATTCGTCTGGGTCCATGTTCGTCAACTGGTCTTCTTCCATTTGCCAACCAGAATTGGCAGTAGTATTTACTACGTGCAATTCCTGAGAAGTTGTCTTATTAAGAAAGTCCTGGCTTGAAATCAGATTTTCAACCAAACCAATTGTTTTACCTTTGTGAAAAATAGGAAAGTAAGGTACGGGGGTAAAATGATTATAAGGACTCCATTTATCATGAAGCACATAATTATCAGCAGTTACTAACCATTTAATCTGTTTAATTTTCTTTTTGAAAGTTCCGAGTTTGTATTTACTTGCTACTTGAGCAATACGTTCTTCTTTCCAATCTTCAGGAACAGGACGCATATCACCTGTTTCAAGATCGACAAAATGTTCTACGTTTCTGACTTTTTTAAACTGTCGTTCGATAACACGTATGTAACGACGATTTGTTTTATCAGGGTCGCCCATACCAGTTACGTGCCGGTTAGCACCTCTACCGCCAAAAGTATTTTCAAGTGAATTAATTGAGTCGATGCCATACTCGAAGTCTGTACGAGATTTGTGCATTAACATATCGGCGTCTGCCTGGTTATACGTCACAGCAATGTCGTTCGGTGATAACCACTTAGTTATAAATAGTTCGTTCCAATCATCAGGATCATACGAATTTGCGTCGGGGTCGATAATTACGTTCTTCGAATTAAGTGCAGTGACTTCAACTTCGCCTCGCATCGCATCGTTAAAAGATAGTCGTATATCTAAGAACATATCATTGTTCTGCATAATATGAATGTAAAGTTTATTCAACGCATCTGCGACTTTTGGATCGCCGGCAGCTGTCGGAACAAAGTTTACTGATGCCTGGTTCTGCAGTTGTTCTCCCATCACGGTTAAGAGAGTACTGAAAACTTTATTGATTGTTAAAACCGGTTTACCTTGTCGTTCAAGTCGTGCTTTGTGGATTGGGTTCCACTGTGAACCGTAATAGTAATCTTCGCAGAGTTTTGCTTTTCGTACAAAGTCCAGATGCCCATTGTCACGAGCATACACATAATGATCCCAATTTTCTCGGGCGAGAGCTACGTTAAGAGGCATAATACATTCTCAAGTAAGTTTGACATATAACCCTTGCTGTTGTGGTGTTTCAAAGTTTCGAATTTCTTCATGTCGGTTTAATGAACATTGTGCGCCACAATACATTTCCTGCCTCTCAGTATTCCAATAACGTACTAAATCCAAATAATTTATGCGTGTACCACAAGTAGCACATACAGTTCCCCATACTTTATTCGATGATACGTTTAAATTCATGACATCATCGGGTGTTTATCGGTCTGATTATACAGTTTAAGCCGGTCTTTCCAAGACTTTAATTTCTTGGGTGTTTTAGGTTTAGGAGCTGTAATATTTGCAAACATTCTAGCTAACCATGCTAACGCATCAACTTGATCATCAAATACACCTCCTGGAAACCTTAACAGCTCATGCCTGGTGTCTGCAACCCATGGGTCAGTAGATTCTAATGGGAATAAAACCCGCCCTTGCTGCATACGTCCTTGTAACGGTCTAGCGCGAGCAAGTTTATCTGTCAAAGGAGTAAGTGTTTCGTCGAAACTAATCCATGTACGCGCTATATCCATGAGCTTATTTAAATGTGGCATAACCGCCAACTGCAATTGACCAGTTTCAATTCCGACAACTACGCTCGAAGTAGTCTGCGCATTATATTTTTGGTATAACCCGAGAATCATTTCGCAGATCTGGTGCGTATTCCATTTACCTCGAACAATTTCTAACACATGAATGCTATCGTATTGATCCAGATATCCAACTGCGCCTACAGTATAGTCATTTTGTTGTTTTAATCCGATCGCTAAATCCCAAGCTATACATATTGGGTAAGATGAAAAATGGCCAGACGCTGAATACCTAAACATACTCTTAGTAAAGTACATACCTTCTTCAGGTACAGGATTTTGTTGGTAGAGCGCAGACCACTTTCAGGATGGAGAGCATCAGATTTAAGACGAAGAAATTTAGAGTCGTCGTTAACTGGATCAGTTGTAACTGATCCATCTAGATTTAACCATTCATCATGATTAGATATCGCTGGATATTCAATTATTTCCCATTGGTCAATTTCACGCAGCGCCTGATCGTATTTGGCCTGAATTTCTTTAGGTTTCATACCCTGGTTTTCATGTATCTCCTTTAACTCAGCAGCTTCCTTCAATTCTTCTTTCATCTGAAAAATCATACGACCGCTTAAATCATCATCATGCCAGCGGGTCTGGATTACCAAAACACCCGCATTTGGTGCAAGACGTGTGTACGCTGTAGATCCCCACCAATCCCACGTACTTTGTCGAACGGTTTCTGAATCTGCTTCTTCAGCATCTTTAATAGGATCATCTACAATAAAACAATGTGCGCCTTTACCAGTAATACCGCGACCTACACCAGCGGGTATGTACCCACCGCCTCTAGTAGTAGACCATCCTTCAACATTTTCGTTAGTTCTATCCAGTTTTGTATCTGGAAACATCGCCTGGTATCTTCTATCTCGAAGGAAACTTCGTACTTTCCGTGAGAACCCCATCGGCAGACTCGAACCATAAGAGGCAGCTATGAACTCCATGTGTGGGTGATGCCCGAGACCCCATGCTGGAAAGTGGTGAGATGCGATCATGCTCTTTCCGTGTCTTGGTGGCATAAAGAGCATCAATCGGGGGGTACGACCATCTTCGATCGCTTTTAAGAATTTTGTTAGCCTTCGACATATATCCTCGTGGACCCATCCAGCTTGATAAGTTGGATTAAACTGTTTAATAAATTCGATAAGACTTTTTTTAGCTAATTCACGTTTAAAAAGTTCCGCTTCAAAATCTGATTTAGTTCGACGTGTTTGTTTAGGTCTTTTAGCAGGTTTGAAAACTTCTTTTTCAGCATCGATTTTTTCTTGAATCGCTACTGCTGACTCTACATACTTTTGTGCTAGTCGGATCGCAATTTTTTGCTGGAGTGTGACAGGATTAGTCGCATATTTAGCCTGTAAGGCATAATTAAAAAGGACAAGTAGGATCTGGATTAATTCCTGAGCCAAAACAATCATGGCATTGTATTTTTTCTTTGCCTGCAGAAATATAGTCACATAAATTTTCGTATATTTCACCAGAACCAAAACAACGCCCACATTCTGTTAATCCTGCAGCATTAAGAATTTTCTGTCGTAATGTTTCTTCGTTTACGATATTTCTACCTTCATCACAAACAGGTAATTGAATATTTCTGCACATAAGAGGTTTTAAATCCGCCGGATCTAAAGGCGGATTTCTAGGATGTTCATCTTGTGGTCCTCGAATTGGTTTTTTATCAAATCTGAGTCTATCACTATGAACTTTCCTCCCAAAAATATCTTTGGGTGGCCCTTGCTGGCAATAAGCCTTCTCCAACCTCTCGTTTGGAGTCATGACTACTGAACCAATCTTTTATTCAGACTCAT